GACGGCGACGACGGAACCGATACTGCATCCCGGTCAGCGTCCACGCTAACGACCGGCGAGCGCACGCCGATCGTTCGTGCCGACGACCCACCTGCACCAACCGTCACCGTCCGCGCCCGCTGGCCTGTTGACGTAGCCGTCAACGGACCACGCTGCCGCGTTACCTCCGGCGGGTAGCCACGCCCCTGTGCGGTCAACGACCCAACAGCCAACAACGCCGCCGCCGTCAGACGCGTGCGAACACCTGTAGCGTCGAGGACCCCTGCCGCTTGTAGGGAGCCGACAGCGAACGCAATACGAACCGCTACCGCCGACAGAGCAGCCTGGCCTGACAACGCCGCCGCACCGAGCGCGCTGCGTGTCCCAGCCGCCTGCAATCCTGTCGAAGACGACAGCGCAGCACCACCAAGTCGGGCGCGAACGCCCGCCGCCGATAGCGACCCGGCAGATACAAGCGTCGCAGCACCCACAAACAAACGCCCGCCAGTAGCCGACAACGAACCCGCAGCCGACAGCGTCGCTGCACCCGTGATCGTTCGCGTGCCCGCTGCTGTCGCCGCACTCGTCGCTGACAACGCGGCCGCAGCGAAACGCGTTCGGACACCAGCAACAGTCTGCGTGCTTACGGCCGTTAGGACTGCTGCACCCGTGACTGTCTGTGCGCCTGTTGTGACCGTGCCCGAGGCCGACAACGTCCCGGCTGCCGACAGGCTGGCCGCACCGAAACAAGTCCGTACCCCCGTCGCGGTTTGCGTTCCTGTGCCCGCCAGGGCTGCCGCACCGATGCCGGTGCGCGCGCCTGCGCCGGTCAGTGTCGCTGCACCGGCGAGCGACGCCGCACCGAAACAAGTCCGCACACCAACGACGGTTGACGCACCGGTCGCCGACAGGGTGGCCGCAGCCTGCCTTGTGCACACGCCTGCCGCAGCTGCCGTGCCGGTAGCCGTTAGTGCTGCCGCACCCGCAGTCGTTCTGACGCCTGCCGCTGTCTGCGTACCTGCCGCCGTCAAGGCAGCCGCACCGAGACGCGTGACCGTGCCCGCTGCCGTCTGCGATCCGGCGGCAGTTAGCGCAGCGGCGCCGGTGACGGTCTGACTGCCTGTCGTGACCGTGCCCGCCGCTGTCTGCGAACCAGTTGCCGTCAAGGCGGCTGCACCGAGACGCTTGCGAACGCCCGCGGCTGTTTGCGAGCCGGTTGCCGACAAGGTCGCCGCGCCCGTCTTGGATTGCCACTCCGACTTGTACCAGTCGGAAAGAGCGACCTCGCCGCCGATGCTGATCCGGTCAGGCGTTGTGCCGGTCCACGATCCGCTCGGCGCTGTCGCATTCCCGACCGAGACTCCGAAGTTATATGCCGTTGCCGGGTTCGCGTAGTTGCCGCTCGCGATGCTGGTGCCGTTCTGAAGCGAAATGATCGCGTTGACGGCGGTCGCAGCGACGAAGAACGTGCCGGAAGTGCCGACCGGGTTCACGAACGTCAACGAAGAAGAAATGCTCGTACCCGTAGTGTTCGGGTCGTCTACGTCGTAGGCGCTGCCCGTGCCGAGAATCGCGCTGCCGTTCGATGAGGACGGGTCACCATTCCAGACGCGGATCACGGCGATGCTGCAACCGGTCTGATTCTGCGTGCTGAACGACGCCGTGACTGTTCCCGTGCGTGTGGTGCCGTCGGCTTGCGCCGTGTAGAGCGCATAGCGCCGCAGGTTCGTGCCGGAGAACGCTGAACTTGTCTTGGCTGATGACAACGTCACGCCGGATGGCACGGTGACGGTCGGAGCGTTCGCCGTTGCGCCCGCCTGGTTGTAGACGAAGATGATGTGCGGCGTGTTCTTGACGAACTCGACATTTGACAGGCTGTAACTGTTCGTATTAGACGCCGTGTCAGCGACGCTCGCGACGTTCGTGAACGCGATCTGCGAAGTCGGGCGCAGCTTGAGGCTCGACCACTCAACTTTGTTGCCTGAGGCGGTCAAGCCCCATGCGGCCATGCCCGCCTCGGCGCCGGTGTACGTCGTGTCGGTGACGGTCACGACGTTCGTCGTGCTTCCCCAATCCGGCTCGGATGCGCCAGACGCCCACACCTTGAGCATGAGCAGGTCGCCAATCGCTGCGAACTTGATTGCAACCGGGTAGCCGGTCACTCCGGCTGGACTGAGCGTCGCTAGCGTCGCAGTCACGCTGGTGCCGTCCCACCGGACGATCTCCCACGATGTCGCATTCCCGGCGGTTGTTTCGCGAACGTAGTAGCCAGACCACTTCGTGCCGGTCGGATTCGCGCCACGAAGGATCGGGCCACCCCGCGCGTTGGTGCCGGTCGGCGCCGACATCACGACATGCACTTCGTTGTTCTTGGAAAGAACAGACCCAGAGGAGGTCTTGACGTGCGCCAGGCCGCTCACCGCACCTGCGGAACCTCCGCTGACCCACGTTAGGCTGCCGCCGCCGTACGACGGCGACGTGACTTTCGCGTAGGTGACGCCGTTGCCGTCAACGTCAACCTCGGCAAGGCCGAGATCAACTTCATTGAGTTGCGGAGTCTCGGTTGTCATAGCCCCAACAGGTCTGCGCCGAGAACGTCTGGACCGAGTTGTTCAACGATCGGCACGCGTTCCACGCGTTGCGCCATCTCGCCACCCGCAACACCCGAGAGCGCACCGAAACCGAGGCTTGCTAAATGTTCAGCGCCAGCCAAAGCGATGGCGTTGAAGTCTGCGGCAGAGTCGATCAGCACCCAATACGACAAGTGGACCGCGTCGTTGCCCTGCGGTTGGCAGAGAGCCACCGACGCTAGAAGCCCGCTCGTGTCCCGTGCGACGATTGCGAAGTGGCCGTAGCCGTCAGGGTCGTCGACGTAATAGCGGACTTTCGCCGGAGACGGCAGGCGCAGTTGGCCGTCCATTACGCAGGCGATCACCTGCTCAGTGGCAATGAACGTCTCGTAATCAGCGATAAGCGCGTCAACGTCGGCAGCGGTCGCGGTCGTGACGACGTACTGCTGCGGCACAGCGCACCGTCGCTAGTCGAGGCTTACGGTCAATGAGCCGCTCGGGATGGTGAACGTGTCGCCCGCAGTGACCGACTTGCTCTGCGTGAGGTCACCCGTCCACAGGCAGTTGCCCGTGCCGTTCGTCTGCGCGTCCCACAGGCTGATCGCGTAGTACACCTCAGTCGTGCTCACGTTCGTCCACGTCGCATCCGAGTCGGACGTGACCGTGCCCGACGACGACGCGCCGAACGTCACCGCCGCACGCGTCGTGTTCGCCGCTGCGTTCGTCGTGCCTGTCTCATTGGTCGACGCGTCCTTGTGCAGTTTCACATACACGGTGGACTGACCCGAGTAGGCGGTGGCGTTGAACACCAAGTCCAGCAGCTTGTTCTCCAAGTAATCGCTCGCGCTCATGCTGGCGTGCCTTTCATATCGGTGAGGAACGTGGCGGTAAGCCTAGCCGGGGCTATCGTTCTCGCATGGCTCTCCAAGTGCGCGAACTGACAGGCAGCCATCGGGACGCTGCCACGTTCATGGTCACCGCGCGTCGCCTCGCGCAAGAGTCAGCGCCTTGCTCGCCGTTCAACGATCACCCGCCGCAGGAAGTCATCCGCGGGTACATGCGAGCCGACCGCACCAACCGGCACGTCCTCGTCGCTTACGAGCCGCCCTACCGCCCGCCTGCCGTCGAGGGCCTCATCATCGCCCGCTCCAGCAGAGACGGCGTATGCCGCATTCTGTGGGCGCTCGCACCCGCCGACCCGGCCCGCTGGCAACAAGTCGCCGCCGTCTTGCAGACGCACATGACAGCCCGCTGGCCGATCATTCACGGCGTTGTTGGCGACCCTGCACTCCAGGCCCGCTTCGCGCAGCTGCCCGCCGTGTACGCCGACAACGCCGACGTGCAATGGCATCAATCCAAAGGCGGCGCAGGTTCCTTGTCATAATCGGGCGCAGGCTCCAGCTTGAGCGCCCGGTTCACGTAATCCCAGCCGATGACCCGGTAGCCGAACGGGCCGATCTGCACCACGTCACGTTCGACCAGCGTGCAGCCATGCAACGCGATCAGCCGCAACGACATCAGGTTCACCGTCATCAGTCGTCCGGATTCTCAAACCGCGGCAACTCATCGCCCGCCAACAGTTGCTCAAGACGCACTAGCACGTCGCGCCGGAACGGCTCGTCGCTCGTCGCAAGCAACGCCCTGCGCCCAACCTGTAACTCATCCCGCAAGCGGCGCGCTTCGCGCTCGATCGCCTGCTGCCTGCCCTGCGACATCTAGTCCTCGTCATCGTCGTCGTCGTCATCGTCGGGAATGTAGTTCACGCGCGCAAACCACCGGCCCGCCGCTTGGCACAGCCCCTCGGCTTCATACGACGAACAGCCCGACCATTCGATCTCGGGTACGTCATCGTCGCTCGTCCAGATGATGGTGACCGTCCGCACGTCCACGCCCGCCATCTCGACCAGTTCATCGAATCCGTCCGCTGCAGGCTCATCGCTCACAGCGCCTCCCCTCGGAACATGACTTCGCCGTCATGAATAGGCACTAACTCAAGGTGGAACGGCCCGTCGCCTTCTTGGTATGTGACGACGGCACAACCATGCTGCCAGTTCTCGACAGCAGGCACGGGTCTGCCCATCGGGTCGGTGCTGCCTTTCACTGACGGCACTACGCCGTCCAGGCGGCACAAACAGCCCGGCGACGCCGCCAACGACGTGCGAGCCCCGGCCCGCACGCGACGCGTCCGGTACGACATTTCGATACGGTGCACGTGTCCGAACAGCAGGCTCACCGTTTCATCGTCCAGCACCGCCGCCGCTGTGCTGCCGTTTGACCGGACCTTATGGCCGTGAATGCACGCCAGCCGATCAGACAGCCAGTAGATGCCCGCCGGATAGCCGCCCACATATTCGACGCCGTCGCCGACCTCACCCAAACGCAGGAGGTACGGGACGGAGAGCACGGGCCATTCGTCGGGTGCTTCGGCCCGCCGGATCCCGAACGCCGCCAACGCGTTCCGTACGATCGCCTTCTGTAATCGCCGGTCGTGGTTCCCTTCGAGGAGCACCTGCTTCGCCCGAGGCGCCGCCGCCTGCACTTCAACTAAGAACCGGTGGCTGCGATCTATAGCGGGCTGGACGCACAGCGCGAAACCCGGCTCCTGTTCGTACGTTCCGAAGTTGGCGAAGTCCAAGAAGTCACCCAAGTGGACGACTAGGTCAGGGTCCACGGCACGCACAACCTTGAGGGCGGCAGCCATCGCCGCCTCATCGTGGAACGGCTCTAACGTCGCCGTGTCGATGTCACGCCGAAACCCGATCTGCACGTCGGGCAAGACCACCGCGGTCTTCCACTTAGAACGCTTGCGCGGTGCGGGCAGCGGCAACTTGACGGGCACTTGTGCAGCCCGGTCAACGACCGGCCATTGCGGGCCATCTTCCCAGGCGGGCGTCAAGATGATGCTCGCACCCGACAGCGGCGTCACGACCGCCTCGCCGTCCTCGTTCTTGCTGAGACCTTCCCACTCGGACAGACGCACCGACGTGATCCTGCCGACATCGGCAGGGTCCACGCCTGACCGTTCCAACAGATCGGCGATGCGTCCGAGCCGGTCGGTTGACACGCCCGCCGGGATGGCGTCGTCTCGCGTGCCGTGATGGCCGCTACGGATAGGGCAATGCTGCAATGCTGCAAGCGTTATGTCGTGGCCGAGGTCGCGTAGCAACGTCCGCATCTTGGCGTACGAAGCGCCGGAACGCCACGCTGCAAGCGCAGCCGCTTTCGCGTCATCGGGCAGCGCGCAGAACGTGCACGTCCCGCCCTTCGGCACGCGTGCGCCTTACCGTGCGACGATAGGGGAAGGCGCGATCAGCCCGACCTCAGCGCCTAGACACATGAGCGCGATGTCGTTCTGCTTGAGCAGCAGAGCGATAATGCCCGCCGCTGCCACGCCTACCGTGACGATGATGCTCTGCACGTTCGTACCGTTCATGGCTTCTCCTTCGGAGTGATTGTGCTGGCGTTAGTCCAAGCGGTGCGCCACACGGCGTCCTCTAGCCGTTCCAGCCGTTCGCCCATGTGCGCAAGTTTCTCGGCGGTGCGCCCGTTGTTCTCGGTGATGCGTGCAAGTTCGCGCACAACCCAGGCCAGGAACGCTGCGCCGAGCGGAATGAAGGCGAGCAGGACGCCGACTAGCAGGTTGTCGTTGATTTCGGCGGCGAGCATGGAGTCACCGAATGCCTCGGAGTGCCGCGCAGTAATCGAGCATGCCCCATGTCTTGGGGCCCACGATCCCATCAGTGCCCAACTTGAAGAACGCCTGGAAGTTGCGGACGGCCTGTTCGGTACGCGGCCCGAAATCGCCATCGACGACAAGCCCGGCGCCACTTACGCCGTTCAGTTTCCGTTGCAGTTCCATGACCGCCGGGCCGCGGCTGCCGCGCCGCAGCAACGGCTTCACGGCGGGCGGTGCAGGCGGGAACGTCGCAGGCGGCGTACCCGTGCCGGTTGGACGTTCAGCGTGCAGCCATGCGGTGATCTCGTCACCGGGACAGGCTGTCGCATTGCCTGGCGTCTCTCGGTGGCCCTGCACGACGCCACGCGCTTGCGCGGGCACGACCGCAGCGATCCACGCGTTCACCGCCTGCTTCGCAGCGTCAGTAAACGGACGGCCCGGCCCGCCCAGGAAACAGATCGCGACGTGCGTTCCGTTCGCCGTGTTCTGCGCCGCCGATTTGTAGCCGACCGGCCGGCCTTCGTAGACGACGCCGTGCTGGCAGACGCACGCGTTGTAGGCGATGTCGATGTAGTCCTTGCCCATGTGGAACGCCTGGATGGAGCGCACTTCGGCGGCGCAGTTCGCATGGTCGGGCTGTCCTCCGCTGCCCTCCCAATGCACAGCGACACCGGACGGCTGCCCAACACTCCACGATGTCCACGCACCCTTCGGTGCGCGGGCACCCCATTCGGCTCTTGTGACGAACTGCATGATGCTCCTCTTAGCCGAACATCTTGATGATGTAGTTAGTGACGATGGTAAACGGCTGCATGTTGTCGATCGCTGTGCCCGAGCCGACGCTGCCCGTGTTCGCCGCTGATGATGCGCCTGTGCTGGCGGTACTTGGCCCGCCCGAGTTCGCCGCTGATGATGCGTCAGTCGTGAATGTGTGCGTGTGATTCGCCGCTGCTTCGGTCGTGATGCCGTAAGCGCCGATCCATTGTGCAGTGAACGAGTTCGCAGCGTTGTAGTCGTTTGTTGCGGGCCCATTCCAGTCGCCACGTTCGGGGACGCGGTGTGTGTGCGATCCGGCGGCAGCGGTCGTGCCCGTGTGCGTGTGAGCGATGGTGTGCGTGTGAGATTGCAGCGAGTGGGTGTGCGTCAGGTCGTGAGTGTGCGCCGGAAGGTTCGCGCTTGACAACCCGACAGTCTGCGCCCCGCCGGTGATGCCGAACGCGTTTGTCGTTGTGATGGTGCCGCTGTCCGTACCGCCGAGGTTGTCTCGGCCGACTGGCACTCGCCCGCGCATATCAGGCAAGTAGATCAGTTCATTCGTTTCGTCGTACCCTGCACGGCCCGAAACGTACGCCACCAACTTGCTGCGCGCTGAAAGGTAACTCAGCGCGTCGAGCGTACGGCCGTCGCAGATCTCCCACCCGTCTGGCACATGAACGTCGTATAAAGCGAACGGAAGAATGACGCCAAGCGGTGAGTCCAGCGCTTTCGTGGACCGCCACCAGCGATCTTTCGCCACGTGAATGTCGCCCGAGTCGATGGATGTATCGCCCGCCGCGACAGAAATAACGGCGAGCGGCAGTTGAAACTTCGACGTGAAGTTCTGCGTCAATGTCGGCACCGTCGGTGTCACTGCTGCCGTGCCCTTGACGACGACAGCGGTAGCCGTGTTCGCCGAGAAGTCCCACTCGGCCGCGATCACGTCGTAACGGGTCGTGCCCGTGCTGGCGTTACTGTCAATCGTCAACGTCTTGTCCGACGTGTTGACGTAGGCGTGCCCGCGGCAGAACGCTTTCCCTGACCGGACCACGGCCTGCATACCCGTGCCGGTCGTCACAAGGAGTTCGTTGTCCTCGCCGTTCGCGACGCCGTACCCGAGCGTCGCGTGGATCTTCGTCCAGTCAGCCTCGTAGACGGCGCTGCCTGCACCAGCATCGAACGGGTAATACTGCTCTGCCATCGGGTGTTCCTACCTTCGCTCAACTCTCAGGATACGGGTTTCCAACTTCCGCAACGCTGGACCTAACTGCGACTCGGTCAACGACCGGCCCACGATGCCTTCGGTGCCGACCTCGGCTTCGACCTCGACGCCTGTAGGCGTCAGTTTCACTACGACCGTCCGCACCGGCTCGCTTGCTAGTTGGCTGTGTTCGGTCACGTAAATGCCGACCTTGTCGCCCAGATACCAGTCGATCGGGAACCGTGAGCCGGGCAGATCGCCAAGGATGGTGGCAGTGATAGACAGCTGCTCGGTCGTTTCGGCCAAGTTGGCGACCGCCCGTTCCTGCACCTCCGACAACGTCGGCGGCGTGCCTTGAATGTCGCGGGCGTCTACGAACCGTTCACGCCTGCCCCATAGCGTGATGCTGTCCGACTCGTCGTCGGCGTCGAGGAGGAAGTAGCGGGCGGTGCCCTCGCCGCTTGTGCCGAGGTATACGAAGTTGGCCTGCGGTGCTGCGGTCGAGAACTTGTAGCTGACGAGGTTGCCTCGCTCCGGTGAGAAGACTGTTGTCTTGCTGCGGTCGCGCGGTTGGTACACCTCAAACACTGGCGACGCGTTATTGCCCGGCACGTACATGCGGAAGCCGAGGTCGCCGCCGGCGTGCGCCAACTCTTGAAGGATCTCAAGCAGCGGCTGCATCCGCGCTCGACCTGTCACCGTGTTGCCGCGTGATAGCGATTGCGGGTTCTCGCCAACTAGCCGACGTTCGGCGAGCGCCGACGGGCCGACGTTGTAGCTGACGTAGTAGATCAGCACGTCTTCGGCCTTGCCGGTCTTCACGTCGTACGCATGCGTGCTGTATTGCGTCAACTGTTCTAGGCCGGGCGACGCTTCGGCATACGTCGTCGGCTCCATGTGCGCCATACGCCACGCGAGGAAATCCTCGTCGGTCGTGCCTGAAACTGTCAGCGAGTTATCGGTGCTCGACCATTCGTGTTCCCATTGCGCCACGTTGCCGGAGAACACAGTCTGTTCGTCATACTGCACGGTGATGCCGCCGCCGTCTAACGTCAACCACTTGACTGCCGGGTTGTCGTACGGCAACGACATCGACCACGTGCCAATGTCGTTGAAGCGCAGCCGGAACTCAAACGTATCCCATTGTGTGATCTGCGCCATGCGCAAAAACGGCGGTCTCAAGCCTTTGCCGGTACCGACTGCACGGCGGGCGTACACCGTCCACCGGTCGACTTCATCGACCGGGTATGGCGACGATGCGGACAGGTACGCTAAGTCGCTGATCGTCCACGTAACGCCGAGGCGATCACGGCCGGTCGTGTCGCCCGAAGTCCAGGCATCGTCCCCGAAGTTGACATCTACGAGCAGGCTGCCGCCGATAGTGTCACGTACTTGCAGCGCATAGACGCGCCCGGCGAGCATCTCAAAGGTGCCGCTGTCGTCCCGTGCGCCAATCGTCACCCGAGAGGTCTTGCCCGTCTGAATGTTGTCTGCCGTTAGCGTCTGCGCTGCGGCTAACGGCACCCACGTTTCGCCGTCTTCAGACGGGCAGGTATAGAACGTGCAGGCGTTGCCCGTCGTTTCCCATGTGACGCGCAGCCAGTGCGGCGTCCCGTCCGTCCATGCAGGCAACGCCACCGACGCCGTCACGAACCGAGCCGCCGTATCCCACAGGTACAACTGCAACCGGTTCGATCCGTTCATGCGAAAGAGCCAACGCTCTCCAGTCGTCGTGTCCCATTGCGCGGCGATGGCTTGAATGACGCCTGCCGTCCAGTCGTTGAACGCGACCCGTACCGCAATGTCGATCTGGCTAGTGGCAGCATCGACGTTGGTCGCTGCCCAGGCGTAACTTTCGCTAGCGCCTGTCGTTTCGACGTAGCCGGTGCGTTTCATGGAGCCAAGTATCGCTGCTTGTAACGGATGAGCAGGCCGGTCGTGCCTGCTGGAGACGTTGCGGCGAAACGGATGGTGTGATTGCCTGGCGTAAGCGAGAACAACGACGAGTCGCTCGTCAATGAGCTGAACACGTTGTAAGCCGTGCCGCCGTAATGGCGCGTCGCTGTCTTGACGCCCGGCGACGTGTCAACGACCAGCGTCTCTGTGCTGTCTGCAAGAGTCATCCCGCCGGAATCGGAGAAGTTCAACTTCTTGCCGGTCGTCAAGTCGGTAATCGCCGGGTTCGTTGCCGGGCCAGTCACGGTCCATAGCGGCCACGTCGGCGCGTCACCAGCGACCGACACGGTGAGGTTCGCGAACGTGCTGCCGACGTTCAGGCGGTCGAGCGGCAAGAACGGCTGCGTAAAGAAAGCCGTGTTACTTGCGGCTCGGAACTCGGTTTCGTTCCAGTCGGAGTCAAGCCAGTACGGGTCGAACGCTACGAACGTGATTGCGCCTTGCCACCAGTCGGTCGGGCCGCTGTCGTTCGGGTGTAGTTCGCCGCCGAAACCGTCTTGGAACCGGCACGTCAACGACCGGCCTAGGCCGTTACGCTCCACGGTGAGGGTGCCGTCGCCGATAGTCGGGTCAAGGATCGAAGCGATGGTCCGCATCCGCGAATGGAACGTCGTGCCCTGCACGCCAAACACGGCGACTGGCACAGTCACTTCTCGCGTTTCAATGCGGGTATGGATGCGGACTGCGCCCTGCTCTCCGAACGCAGGCTTAGACGTGTGCTGCACCCCCGGCATATGCGTGTCGATAACGGGACCGAGCAGAGCGTGCCCGGCGTTCACGTCGTCAAAGTTGATCGTGATGCCGTTCGCGTTCGTGAACGTCACCGTGTAGTCGCTCATCGAGCCAACACCTCCCGGCGGCGCAGCAGCCGCTCCAGGTACGCCTCGTCCACGGTCGCTTGCGCCGGGTAGACGTTCACCGTGTAGTTCGTCGTCGTGTCGCCCGGCCCGCCGAGGAGGTCCCCGACGCCCGCCTGCCGCATGACTGCGCGTGCGCGGCGCAGGTCGGTAAGCGGGATGATTGCTTCCGGCCCGGCCTCACCGACGATGGCTTGCGTGGCCTGCGTAACGATGCCGCCTCGCGCATAGAACTTCGGGATCGGGTTATCCGGTAGGTCAAGTGAGAACCGACCCCAGCCGATCTCGTCGGGCACGAACCCGTTGATCATGTCTGCGACCGCGTTCCACGCGCTCTTTACGGCGTTCACGATTCCGTTTGCTAAGTCGCCAGCAAGACCGACCGCACCCGTAATCGCGTTCTTCACGCCGTCAAGAAGCGCACCACCAACGGCCGCGCCTGCACTCAGTACATCGCCGACAAAGTCGCGGATGCGGCCTGGCAACCCTCGGATGATGTCAATGACCGCGTTGATTCCGTTAGTAACGCCGTCCTTGATGGCATTCCATGCGTTTGAGGCAGCGTTCTTGATCGTGTCCCATGCGCCGTCCCAAATCGCTTTGATGGTGTCAAGCGCTGCGGAGATGATGCCCTTCACGAAGTCGATGGCCAACCCTACGAGCGACTTGATGCCGTCCCATATGGCTTGCAAGCCAAGCTTGATGAGCTCCCACTTGTTGTCCCACAAGAACTTGAGAGCCTCCAGCCAGTTAGAGATCTGCTCCTTCACCCAGTCAATCGCGAGGCCTACCAGCGCCTTGATGCCATCCCACACCAGTCCGAGCGCCGTCTTGATGTATTCCCAGCCGTTCTCCCACAACGACTTGACGAAGTCGATAGCAGCCGAGAACAGCGCCTTGATGATGTCCCAGGCCGCAACTAGCGCCGCTTTCATGAAGTCCCAGACGGCGACGAGGATGCCTTTGATCGCCTCCCAAGCAGCGCCCCAGTCGCCGTTGATAATCGCGAGGACGAACTCGATGATGCCGCTAATGATGTTGATGACCATTTCAATGTAGGCGCGGATGGAGTCCCATATCGCAGACACGACGGTCATGATTGTGTCGCCCCACTCGGACCAGAACGACTGGATGAAGTCGAGGACCGTCGTCACGATGGTCTTGATGATCTCGAACCCGATCTTGATAACGGTCATGATGATCGTGATGTACGTGCTTACGACTGTCGAAATGACATTCCAGACGTGCGTGACCGCCTCTTGAATCTGCGGCCAGTGTTCTTTCGTCCAGTCGGAGATCGACTTCCATACGTCGCTGATGACTTCGCCGATGGCCTTTACCGCAACGCCAAGGCCGTCCATCAGCCACGAGGCAAACTGCTTGATTGCAGGCCAGATCGTGTCAACGATGAACCCGATCACGCTGTCAACCACGTTGCGGAAACCCTCAAAGTGTTGGTAGGCGTAAATCAGACCGGCGACGAGCGCGGCGATAGCGCCGACGATGAGCACGACGGGCGAGAACAACGCAGCGAGCGTGCCGCCAATGGCGGCGAATACGCCGCCAAGCGAACCGATCGCGCCGATGATTGCCGGGCCAGCAACGGCTGCGAGTGCAACACCGATGGCGCCCAGGATCGGCACGATGTTGTCTCCGATGAAGCTGAAGATAGGACGCAGCGGCTCAAACGCGCCGCCGATGGCGTCAAGAATGCCAGGCAACTTGTCCATCGCTTGCCCGATGCCGTCAAACACCCGCATAGCGATCGGCTCCAAGGCGACCAGCACCTTGTTCTTGATCATCTGCCACTTCTCGCCGAAGTCGGCTGTGTCTTCGCCAGCGCCGCGAACTGTGTCGGTGCCGTTTGCGATCGTGTTGACGAGGTCGTCCATTGACAACTTGCCCTCACGAATCAGCGCCGCCAGTTTCGGCCCGCCTTTCGCGCCGAACGTCTCCATAGCAATGGCGCTCGCTTCGGCTTCGCTGCCTGCACCCTTGATGCGTGTCATCGTGTCGTTGAAGACTTCGTTGGCGCTCTTGCCTTCCCTGGCTGCGGCAGCCAGCGACTTGTTCAGCGCGGGCATCACGTCACTAGCGTCGAGGCCTGCCTTACTCAGCCCGGCGATCAGCGCCGCCGACTGCTCAAAGTCCATGCCGACCGCACGCAACGCCACACCGCCCGACGACATCTTGCTCGCCAGGTCTTGCACGCTGATGCCGGTCGCTTGCGACGCTCGGAATAGTTGATCAAGTCGCGGCCCTTGATCTTCGGCCGAGATGCCAAAGTTATTGAACAGTCCAGTAACTGCTTCGATGTTGCCGGATACGTCAGTACCGGTAATGCGAGACAGTTCCAAGAACTGCGCGGACAGCGACTCCAACGGTGCGCCGGTCAAGCCGAGGCGTGTGTTGATGTCGGCAATGGCGGTGCTCGCATCGTCAAACGACGCAGGCACCTCCTGCACCACGCTCTTGAACGAGCCTTTCAGACTCTCAAGTTGACTGCCGGTTGCACCCGTGCCGACTCGGATCTTGTCGTAGGCGCCGTCGAACGCTTCACCGACCTTGTAAAGCCCGCCAGCGACCGCGACGCCGATAGCCACGCCAGCCGTAGCGACGCCAGCCGCCGAAGTCCCAAACTTCTTCAGGCTCTCTAGCGAACCGCCGACACTCGACGTGTCAATCTGAATGCGTTGAACGAGATCAGGCAGCGACACAGATCCAGCCACACGTCACTCCTCGTTCGGCCGTCTAGCCGCCTAGATTACTGGCTCGCCCTGCACCGTCTTGACGCCTACGCCCGGACGGTTGCCCATGATGGACAGCAACTCGCGTGCGCCGCCGGTCTTGCGGATCGCTCCGACTGCTTCCAGCACGGCGACGATCTGCGCTGGAGTCAGTCGCCAGAACTCGTCAACGCCACGACCTGCGCTGCACCAGGCTCGGAACCATCCGTGCCAGTCGTAGCGGTCGTCGTCTCTAGCGCCTCGGCGACGACGGCTCGCGCTTCCTGCGCTTCGGCCATCCTCTGCGTGCTTGCCGCCATCGCCTGCGTAGGGTCCACGCCGTTCGCAATCGCGAACGCGGCACCGATACCGGCGCCGTATACGTCGAGACGCTCCACGATCATGCACGCGCCGACTTCCTCGGCGGGCATCCCGGTGGCGATCGACAGCGTGGCACGCAACGTCGTGAACGGCTTCGTCTCCAACGCCTTCGACCAGGCGTCGATGTTGCCCCACGTTTCTTCGATCTCGCATAGCGAGTTCGCCGTGAACAGCAACGGCACGTCCCTGACCGTTTCGTCGGTAGCGGACGTGCGTAGCGGGATCGTGACCGTCTTACCGCGCAACGCAACGGTCGGCGTGTCTGCCATCGTGTGTTTCTCCCCTGCCCTGAGTCTGCGGCTACAGCGTCGGAGCCGTCTCGTAGAAGATGACCTCGACCATGTTCGTGTCGGTGTGCAACGGCTGGATGGCCGTGATATCCATCGTCGGCTGACCGAACGACTCGGACGACTGGTCCAGCACGGTTGCCGCGCTCAGCATGCACTTGTAGGCGACGATGACGATGGCACCGCCGCTGAGTTCGGTGTCGTCGATCATGGCGGCGACCTTGAAGTACGGAGCCTGTTGCCCGCCCGTGACGCCATAAGTGGCCGTCTCGGTCGTGCCGCTTCCGGCGTCGGTGACCGTACCGCCCATGATCGTCTTCATTACGTCGAGGTCGACGCGGCCGTACTGCGCCGACATCGTGAACGAGTCGATGCGCGCCTTGGTAGCGATGACTTTCGCGTCGCCCTTGAGGGTGGCGCTGACGTACTCGGGCGACAGCGAGACGCTGGCGATGCCCGGCACGTCGATGCCGGTGTTGTACGTCGGCGACGCCTGACCCGAGTCGGAGACCAGCGGGTACACCTTGAAGTCGGTCACGTCGAAGACGACGGAGTTGTGATTGATGGCCATGTCTTGGTCCTCCGGTGAACGGGATTCTGGCAGGCAGTCTAAGCGATGGACACGGTACGGACGGTGACGGCGTAGTGGATGATGCCGCCTGGCTCCACCAGCCTGACCGTGCTGTTCACACGGGCACGGACGTGTGGGGCGGGCAGCTGCACGGAGTCGAGCGCGTCAATGACTGCTCCGATGAGGTTGTCGTCCTCGGCGTCTTGCGCCTGCCACAGATCGACCTGGAACAACTCCGAAGTAGCGACCGTACGGCCGTCGCCGGAGAGGCCAGCCGAGCGCGAGAGGTCAGGCTGGATCGTGATGAACGGCAACGTGGGACCGCCGTCAGGGAACTCGGGCGCCTCGTCCCGATACACCCGGTCGCCGACGAGCGCATCTACGGCGTCTTTCAAGTGCGCAGTGACCGTCACTTCTTGCCTTTCGGAGTCTTAGCTGCCTCTGCCTTCTTTGCCGCCTTCGCCGCTTCACGCTCAAAGTGCTTCTGGAACTCTTTGCTGATGGCGTCGACCGATTGGTCGATGGCGGGACGCAAGAACGGACGCGCGCTCATGTGCCGAGTGCCAAACTCCAGATATGGCGCGTATTCAGCGTTGGCTCCTACGTCCACGTAGTCGTCGCCAACGCCGTACATAACTGAACGGCGCAAGTTGCTGGTGTCTGGTGCGGGCGGCTCGCCCGGCCCTGACGCCTTGTGGCTTACCGTGACGCCACGCGAGTAGACGTTCCCGCTCCGAGGACTGTTCTTCATCAGGTCGCGCATCGTGCGCTGCACTCCTACGCCGATGGCCTTGAGCACTGGCCGCTTGTTCTCGGCTTCGTCGTACACGGCACGCACAACGGCAGCAAGCCGGTCCGATGCTTGCGACAAGTCGTCGCCTTCTGCTTTCGCTTTCTTTGCCATTACGCCCACCTACGGCAGAACACGCGCTGATGCGGCACCGTGTATCGGACGGACGCCACTTCGTAAGTGCCGTCAAGCAGCGGGTCGATGTCTTCAACGAACATCTGCGCGCCGAGCGGCACGGTCACACCGTGCGGGACCAGCACGACCGCGTCGTACTGCTGCGACGCAACGGCCGCACGTTCATGCTCGGCGAAGTTCAACATCGCCACGCGGCCCATAAACTGCGTCGTCACGTACTGATACGTCGTGCGGCCTTCGCTGTCCGTCACGGCGGCAGTCGGCGACCGCAGCGTCAGCGCATGATCAAAGCCGGGCGCACTCAACGAACGACCCGCGCCTTGAACCGGTCAAGGATCGCCTGATCGGCAGGCGAGTATCGGCCCGCCTTCTGTAGTTCGACCAACACGCTGTCGCCGCCCGCGTCGAACTGCACGCTGTACCCCTCGACAGACATGGCGCTCAGGCCCTCCATCGTGGTACCCGACCGCGCAGCGAACGACCGACGGATGCGGAAGTCGCGGGCCACCCGTGCCGCCAGGATCGAGCGAACACCGTCCAAAGACAGGTCGTTTGCCTCGGCCAGCGCAGACACGGCAGACACCGACCTGCCCCAATAGACCACAAGCTCGCCCTCGGCCATCGGGATCAGCCACTGGTTCAGAGCAGCAACCTCGTCGGCTGTCAGGTCGACGCCGAGGATGGCTTCGATGTTGCGGTGGTCGATCAACACAACACCGAGCCTATCGTGCAGCCACACCCGCCGGGAGGAGCGACTGGTAGGCCTGCTCCCACTCGCGCCAGTGCTGCCCGATGTCCAGCGCCGCAATGGCCTCGCGTTGCCGGGCTGCTTCGGCTGCACGCACCTCGGGGTCGGCAAGCTGCCGCAGGGCACCAACCCACGACCGCTGCCGGTTCTGACGCACCGTTACGCCCACACCGTGCGTGTCTCGCAACCATGCGTACTCGGGCGTCTCGGTCGCTGCGAACGGGATGCCAGCGGCGGCGTACTCCATGCCCTTGATGGCCGACTTCGCCTCGTTGAACGAGATGAGATTGAGCGGCACGATTCCCACGTCGATGGACTGCAACAACGCCGGGTACTTATGAATGGGTGCCATCGGCGTCGTCGTCACCGACGCAGCAGGCAAGCCGAGCAACGAGTGTGCAGGCTTGTGCGACGAATGATCGCCCGCATGGTGGAACTGCGGCGCGTACAGCCCGGTCGCCAACGTCTCAGCAATGGCACCCGCGGCGACTTCCAAGTCGCCGCCTCGGAACGCTGTCGCGCCCACCCAGCCGAGCACCGGCGGCTCCCGATGCGGGTGCGTCTCCCATTCGCGCATGTCGACCGCGTTACGGATCACGCACGTCGGCGCATACCGTTCGTACCAGCGAGCAATAAACGGCGTCGAGCAAGTGATGAGATCGGAGTGGCGCAGAATCTCCCGATAGTGCGCCACGTTCTCGTCTGCGTTCCTGGCCGGGTGCGTCGCATGAAACGCTTGATTCGTGGGCGGGATCGCGTCGAAGTGGTCGTCAATGTCGTTGACGATCACTTGCCCCGCCGCACGTGCACGGCCGATGTCAGCGGACACGTCGCGATGCATCCATCGCTGCATGACGATGATGTCGAAACCCCATTCGATGCGGGCATCTCGGTCGTTGCCGTCGAGGTCGATGCAATCCAACGGCAGGATGCCGAACTCGCCGCTCTTGCGATGCGATGTAAGCAGGCCGACTGTCACGTCGTGGCCGTGTTCGGCTAACGCTCGGGCTGGGATTCCTACTCGGTAGTGGCCTGCACCCCCGAGTGGCGGTGCGCCGTTCGGCAGTCGATACGTGCGCGAGAAGTCAACTGTCGCATATCCGATCCGCATGAGTGTCTCCAAGTGTGACGGTCTTTATGGCCCGATAAGGCACGCCATTCGCTAACGCGAAGTCGAGACGCACAAGCGTTCCCGCATACAGAACTTGTCGGCCGACTTCGACGGTTTCTGCGACGACTACGGAACGTGCCGCCGTCTGTTCGGCCTTTGCCACGTGCCCTGAGCGATCCACGCCTGCGACTGTAGCCGAGCGCGAAAGAGGGACGGCGGTGCGGGGTGCCGCCGTCCCTCCTTCTGAATCCCCAGGGCAGGGGAACCGGCCAATCTCAGTCGAGATTGGTCACCTTGCAGAACGCCTCGGGGCGCTGCACCGTGAGAGCCACCCGCTGCTCGGCGAGCACGGCGACGGCGTTCTTGATGAAGAAGTCGTCGTGCTGCTCTGCGATGCGGATGCTCGCCTCGGCCCGGTCGTACAGCGTGGCACCCAAGCCGAACGCACCAACGAGCGCCGTGTCGGCGTCGATGGCCTGCGAGACGACGACCGGCAGACGCCACACCCGCGGCTCGGCACCCGAAGCGATGCCTGCCACCACGGCGTTGACGTACTGGCCGTTGGCGTCCTTGAGCAGTTCGATGGTCTGCCAGTTGGACGGGTGCATCACGACACCGGTCGCCTCGTACTCCGAGAGCGCCACCGTGGTAATCGCCTTGCGGATGGCTTCCTCGTTGGTGTCGTCTGGCGTGGCCGCGTTCGCGTCGTGCGTGTTGATGCCCGACACGTTGAAGATGCCAAGCAAGTCCTCGCTGGTCCCTGCACCCTTGAGGATCTGCTGGTCCTCACGAAGCTGGAGTCCATAGAGGAGTTCGTTGTCGATGACCGCCTGAAGCTGCGGCTCGTCGGCAAGCGTGTTCCGGTGCACCGCCACGTAGTGCGCGATGGTGCGAACCGTGGACTGCTCACCTACGAACGTCAGCGCCGACTGCACGGCAGACCCGAAGTCGGTACCCGACCGCTCCGCGACGCCGCTGGCGGCGTTCGTGAAGCCCGACACGCGGAAGTATTCGATGACCCGTGCGTCGGTCGTCACGACCGGGAACAGGTCACGAACACGCCACTGCCGGTGCGGCTGACCGACCATCGCCTCGCGCATCACCATGCCGAAGTCGCCGGGCGTGCCGGTCGGCAGGGTCGTGTAGATGTCGCTTGACGCCTTGTAGCCGCGGCCTGCGAAGTCGGCCATCTTGGCGTTCCACGGAGTCCGCATCGTGTACCCGGCAGTACCGCCGCCGAGCGCCTTGAACTCGTCGCTTTCCAAGAACATCTGGCCGATGCTCTTGTGCTGCGGGAACGTCGCGGCAGTTGCCGCCGACGCCACTGCGGCCGACGCGTGCGCCGGGCCAGACAGGAAGTCCTTGCCGTCGAGGGTCGCCTCGGCTCCCTCGATCAGCGTGCGGAGTTCCTTGATGCGGCCGAGGTTCGCCTGGAAGGCTTCTTTCTGGCCGGGCTGGATCTCAATGTTGACGTTGCCGTCGTTGGTGTCGCCGCCGACGAGGCCGATGATCTCCTCGTTGCGCTCGACCAGCGAAGCGAGTTCGCCGCGCATCTCCTTGACGGAGTCCTTCAGTTGCTGTGACTTGTGCATGACCGTGCTGCTCCTTCAAGCAATAAGCGTCTCGCCCGGTCAGCACCGCCGAGACAACGTTGCCGGGAAGCCTAGATCAACGCACGGCGCGCACGGCGCATTGGTGCTGCGTGAACGCCACAACGGGCCACTCGGCGAGCGCTTCCTCGGTGATCGGCAACGGCTGCACGTCGCGGAACCCCGCGGCAGTAAGGGCGCGCATGACGCGGCCTTCGTTGCAGTTCCAGGCGTGGCGAGCGCCCGCCCACTCCGCTTGCGCTTCTTGGTAGTGCAGGTCGTCTTCGATAACGCCGAGCACTTGCTGCCAGTTCTCGTCGCCATCGTGCCAGCGTTGCAGCGTCCGGTTCACGTCAGGGCCGACCACGCACACTTCGCCGCCTTCGCACAAGATGCGTCGCACGTCGGCGAGCAGGGCAGAAACGTCGGCCCACTCGACGTGTTCCAGCATGTGGCCGAGATACACCCTGTCGGCTACCTCGTCGTTCCACGGCAACGGCTCGCCGGGCTTCACGACGACTGAAGGCGTGATGACCTTCGGAATGTAGATCACGTCTACGTTCACCCACGGCTTCGGTGCGAGGAACGGCCCGCAGCCCAGGTTCACGTTCATCGTGGCCTGGTCACGATCGGGAAGTAGTAACCGCCGAGGCCGTGCTGCACCGACTCGGGCATGTCGGGCCGGTGGTGGATGCCGCTGTAGTGAGCGATGAGCGCACGACGTTCCAAGCCTGGCTGCCGTGCAAGGCTGCCACGGTGAAGGAGCCGCCCGTGCCAGATCAGCACGTCGCCTTCTTCCGGCAAGTACGTGACGATCTCGGCACGCCGGTTGTGGATCTCCTCCGCAAAGAGCGGCGTCAGGATCTGTTCGGACTGTGCAGGCCACCGCCGGTCGGCCAGGTTCACGAACCGGCCGATGGC